CTTTCGCAGCTGCTTTCATGTCTAACTTTAAAACTGCTCCTGATCCGATACCTGTCATTGATATTCCAACTAACGCATCTTTCTCAGTAGTTCTTTGCCATATTGGTCTCAAGTAGTGGAAGTTAGTATATCCCGCTTGAAGAGTACCAATGAATGATGCAGCCTTTACTCTTGCCTCGTAGTCTTCTTGTGATACCACATTCGATACATTCACCTCTGTAAGGTTACAGAATTGGAATGGTCTAAGAGCAATCTCACAACAAGGATTAGTTCCCCAATCTTTATCGTTTGATAAGTAGATACCAGGTTCACCTGCTCCACTTGCTTCGATTCTCTTCCATAAATCCATAAAGTAATCTTTATTAACTTTATGTCTCATTAAACTAACAGAGTTGTTAGCTCTACCTCTTTGTGGATTTGTTTCCCACCAAGCCCCACTCTTACAACTGATCATTTCATCATCAGATGCAGAGAACAATGAGATAAGTGCCGCTCTTCTGATACCACCCGCCAATACCGCATCTGCGATATGACAAACCATATCATGAACTTCAATTGGTCTCAATTTTTGACCATCTTCTTTCGAATCAAGAATACCTTCTAATTTGATAAGACATTCTTTTAATGGTTGAGGACCAGGTGCTTTACCTCCCGATGTAACTAATCTAGCTCCTTTTGGTCTGATGTCAGAGAAATCGAATTCGATTTTTGATCCACCAAAGAAATAAGACTTAACCAATACTTTAACGGCATCTGCCCATCCTTCAATAGAATCTGCAACTAACCATCTTCTTCCTCTCTCTTTGTTTGGTTTTCTGATTTCAGGTAATACTTCAACGTGATGTTTTTGTACTGAATAACCAACACCTGTTCCACCTAATAAAAGGAACATGATTTCTGAGAATACTCTCCAATCATCAACCGGCGCAAATGCACAGTTGTAAATTCTGTTGGGTGATATCTCAATTGGTTTTCCTGCGAATTGCATTGATCTCATTGATGGGAGAACTTGTTTCTTGTAAACATACATGTAGTTCTCACGGATTTCTTTTTCTAATTGGGGATACGTTTTAATATGCATCTCCATGTTTCTTGTTACTAGCTCTTGCCAAGTCTCTCTTCTTTTCAATTCTGGAATATACTTTGCGTATTTCATATACACTGTAATGTCCGATAGGATTCGATTTGAAATGTCCATGTTTTTTGTAATTTGTTTTAAATGAAATTTATTAAAAAATCGGGGATTTTAAATGATAAATATAAACCATACTACCATTAGTCCCGATTTTTAATAAAAAATTCGTTGTTTTTTTAAAGTTTTTTTTCAAAGTAAGAGATATTTAATTCGTCTTACCTTGTTCTCTTTGTTTTCTTTTTTCAAGGAGTTCTTTAACTCTATCACTCTTCTTTTGTTCCTGTTGTCCTTCGAACCCTAAGAAGGTTACTGAAGACTCAGTATCAATTTCCAATAGTTCGTTATTGAACTTACAGTTCTCAAATACAACACCATCTTTACCAATTCTTGATTTGGTAATTGCAATGGTAGCCAAATTTAATTCCTTCTGTTGTAGTGTTTTTGCCACGGAGATGATTACGTGTCCAACTTGTGCTTTCTTAATAGATCCACCCATTTGGTCTGTAGTTACAACCTCAGATGAGATTGAAGATCTATTACCTTGTGTGGCTGTCCATCCAACAAGTCCAAGTTCATGACACATGGCCTCAAAATGTCTCATAACCGATCCTTCACTCTTCCACTCATCACCGTATGACTTTTCTGGCATTACGCAATCAATGTAATCCAAAACAACTAAGTCTAACTTATTACCATCAGCAATCATTTTTCTTAATTGATTTTTGATTTGTAACATCGTTAATGAATCAGAAGGTAATTTTTTTAGAACCAACTTATTCTTCATTGAGTTTTGAATTTCGTGAATTTTTTCAAAGACTTTTTCTTTGTGTAGAACCAAATTATCAGGTTCGATTCCCGTCCACATTGTGAAGTGTTTTCTTTGAATGATCTTTGGGTTGTCTTCAAAAAATATTTGAAGTACATTGAATCCCAAATTAAATGCCGTATTAGCGATCTTACTTAAGATAGTAGTTTTACCAACACCTGTTGGTGCTAATATTACCCCAATCTCACCCTTAGCTAACCCACCCTTAAGTAGATTATCAATTCCCTTAATACCGATAGGTATTGGGGATCTAAAGTCGTCATCTAATACAACTTCCAAGTTGGCAAATACATCACCCGTCCCAAGGTCTCTTTCCCCAACTTGGATTGCTTCTCTAACAAGTTCTTCAACTTTGTCATAAGATTCAAAGTCACCTTCATCAATAATCTTTTGGGCTTTTTTCATTGCCTTTTGAAGTTCTTGTTGTTTACAAAACTTCAAGGCTTTCTCTTGAACAAAGACACTTCCGTCGAACGGAGCATCTTTAATTTGTTTAAGAGTGTCTAACACAATCTTAACTACCAACTCCTGTGATATTTCAGACTTTGCTATTTGCTCAAGTGTATCAAACGTTGGTGTAGCTTGGTATTTTTGATAGTATTCTTTAGTCATCTGAGCGATGATCTTAAAATACTTGTTATCAAAATATGTGGTTTCCAAAACATCCATGATAGTTGTTGAAAACTCTTTATCTACAATAATTTGGTTTAACAATTGAACCTGGAATGTATTTCCTAAATAGTCAAAATTTTTCTGCATAATATCTCTGTCCCCCCTTGAATTAATAAATAGTTGTTACACCAACTCGATTCCACAATATTCGTGATTTAAATCGTATTTGGAAAAAATGTCAGTTAGATTTGAAAGGATATCTTTCAAATATGGTCTTACGTCCACTGTATAACGAACTTTTGGTGGATATAATTTTCCGTCAAAAATTCTATGACAAATTGTCTCATCACCAATCTTCACATAAAGGTGAAAATTCTCAGGTCCGTCAGTAAATGACGTGTTCATTACATTTGCATCATACGCAATTGCATCTTTGTTGTCTAACATGTAAACAACAGTTTTCATCCTTAGGTAATTGTGGAGTATCTCTTTAACATCATACATGTACTCATACAAATCCGTAGATACTCTCGCCTTAGGATTATATCCTCTGACGTTGAAGAATCTTTGAACAACAATGTTTTCATTGAGTGTTAACAAAAATTCCATCTTTACTTGATCTTGATCTCTCATTTGGTTTAGTTTTTAATTTTTCTTTTTTCTTTTCTTGTAAGTTTCATAAACGGTTTCAAAAAATTTACCCAAGCTTCATCATTCTTAGGTAAGTACTTGAATAACCCATCCTCCATCATGTACTTCATTAAGTTCTTATAACCTCGGTCTGTGGGATCCAAAGTTTCACGGTAGATAGTTTCAACCAACTCTTTTCCTTCATCAGTTATGAGTGGTTTACTAAGGTCTACTATCGTTTGGTTTATTTGGTAGTATTGTTCTCCAAGTATACCGCTTTTTGTTTTACCAGTCAAAATATTTGTTAATACTTTTATAGGTTTTTCTTGCGGGATATTTCGGGCATTATCCATTATTTCCTCGATAGTGCAGGATTTTTCCTGCACAATAGGAAAGAATTTTACAAATGTTTTTTCACCAAGTGATTGTATTCCATCAATATTATCTGACTTATCTCCCATGAATACTTTACAGAGAAGCACATTTTGGTGCGGGACTTCAATATCTTTAAATTTAATCTTATCCCCAAACTTATAGATTGATTTATGTATCGGTGAATATATCGATACATTGGGGGATATTAATTGGGTTAGATCTTTGTCAGCTGAGAATATAGTAATTTCCTCGTTTGTTGCTAACTTGCAATAGTATGCAATTAAGTCATCAGCCTCATTATTATTCATTTCAACTTGTCTCACAAAAACTTCTTCAAGGTAATCCTTAACTCGAGATTTTTGTTGTAGATATGAGATGTACTTATCATCATTCATATCTTGTCTTCTGTTCGCTTTATATTGCGGATAAATTTCTTTTCTGACAGATGAATTTGAATTTCCATCCCAAAAAACAACTACTTTATCTAATTGTCCTTCATCCAAGAATCGGCGAATAGTATTAATAAAATGATAAACGCCCCCAATGTGAGACCCATCATTATAAAGTTCTTTAACGCCGTGAAAGCCAATCTTAAAAAGGTTATCACCATCTACCAATAAAGTTTTAGACACATAGTTTATTTAAATGTTAACAAATATTTTACTCGCTGATATCATCTGTTGTTTCTTCCAAAGTAATCTCACCAGTCCCTGATAAGATACCATTCCAATATTGGGAATACTCTTTCTTATAGGCCTCCAAAGCTTCTTTAGTATCTTCAATATATCCTTGAGGTACTGCAATTAATTTACCATCATTATACCCTAAACCATTTACGTGGTTCTTCAATATCGAAATCTTAGTTCTGATTGCATATCTTACAGTTCTACTATTCTTAGTTGCTGTGATGTGGTTAATACCAGCACTTGCTTGGTTACCGAACAAGAATACTAAAGAAGATGCTAACCATAGAGCCTCACCACCTTTTGCCTTAATCGTCGGTTGTCCAAATGGATTGTCAGGAAGAGCTACCCATGGTTGATTTACAACCACCAAAGTATTGTAGTAAGCATAATCTTCTTTCTTTGATTTAGAAATTCTTGAGTGAACTCCCATACCAATCTTGTCGGCAAGTGTTGCTGCGTTATGTTGTTTACCACCCTTACCATCAAAAGTCATCTTACAAGGAATTGAACCTACTGAATCCCAAAGGAATAAGATTGATTGTTGAATCTCACCTTTCTCTTGAGCGTCCAATACTTCGTTGATGAAGTCGGTAACTTGTTCAATATAATCAAATCCATCATTGAAGATGAAGTCACCATCCCACTCACCGTCAGAGTTCTTCTTGGCATCTAAACCTAATTCAACAGCATGTTCCCAACTCCATTTCTTTTCAGTAATGATAAAGACAGGTAAGTGTCCTTTCTTTTGAGCATCAGCCGCAGCCAATATCATGGCAGTTGTTTTGGAACTATTACTATGTCCCAAGAACATATTGATACCTCCCATAACAGGGCCTGGTAATCCACTAGCACTTAAGAAAGCCTCACCACAAAAGTAGTAGTTGGTATCTTTATATTTTGTTTTTGTTGAGAACTTATCTTTAAATCCTCCACTTTCTTTTTTCTTAATTCCCGCCATTTTCTATTTTTTTAATGTTTGGTAATCTACTTTCTTTTGTTGTAGTGTAGAATGAATCATCTCCTTCATATAGCACACCAATCTCTTCTTTGTGGAATGTTACTAAACTAAAATTTGTTTCTCCGTCCTCAGTCTCACCTTTCAACATTCCGAATAAAATTGTATCACCAATTTGTTTACCTCTACCTGAAAAGTAATTCTTATTTTCTAATTCACTCAATAACTCATAAGACAATATTCTATTGTCTCTTAGTTGTAATTCGATTTCTTCTTTAAATGTCATATAAAAAATTAAGGGTGGGAGTTTATTCCCACCCGTTATAAATTAAAATGGTAAATCACCATCTGGTTCTTGGTCAGCCTGTGTGTCAACAAAAAGTTCTTTTGATCCTCCGATTGATGTAGTAGATTCTTCGTCGTTACCATAAACGTAACCACCTTTATCGCTATCCCAACGTGGAACCTCACCTCTTGCAATTGCTTCAAGATACTCAACAGGTTTCTTAGAATAAACATCTAACCAAGTTAACTCATCATTAACCCAAGCCTTAGCTTGATCTGCTTCATCGTGGACAGGTGTTGGATCGTCATACATAATAGTTTGTACTGTTGTATAATCCTTACCGTTACCTGTTTTAGACTTTGATAACTCAATGATCAAATCACGACCTTTTTCAGGATCGGTAATATCACCCTTGTTTCTCCAAATAGGAATGATTTTATCTAAAATACCTTCATTCTTGTAATTGTGTTTGAATCTCCAAAACTTTGGACCATCTTCTTCACGGTCTCTATCAATTAATTTAACAATATAGAATTTACGTGATCTGTATTGTTTTGCTAATTCTTTATCTGAATCTTTTCCTGTAGAAATCAACTCTTCATAAACCTCATTTAAAGGTGAACGTTCGTTGTCATTTTTTCCTGGATCGTAGAATTTTTGCCATTTTCCACCAACTTGAATTTCGTGGTACCACGCCTCTTTAAATGGTGATGAACCATCTGGTGTTGGTAAAATTCTGATCTTTCTTGATCCTGTTTTTTCTTTGTCTTCTAAGATAAGAGCGAAGTATTTCTTCATTCTTTCATCTTGAGACATTTTAGATTGGGAACCCCCTGAAGCTTGCTTCGATTTTTCATACTGTGCCAATACGGCGTCTAATGAACTCATGTTTTTTGATTTAAGTTTTATAAATTATTATACAATAAATATAATCAAACATTGTTCATCTGTCAAATAAAAAAAGGGACTACTATTGTAATCCCTTAAATTAAATTATTTTTTTCTTAATTATCTACTACCGTAGTTTTGATTATCATCAGTTTTTGAAGGTTGGAATGTTCCTTTAATTTCACTAGCATTAATATCAGTTACTTCGTCGGGTGTTAAAATATATTCTTTTTTACCTGTTAATTCCATTTCTTTTTCTTTATCTTCAAAGAAGTCTGAAAGTTTTTGGTTGAATGGGTAAGAATCATAACTTCTCAGTTCTAACCTTTCTTCAGGACTTTTAGTTCTATATTTTTCAATTTTAGATTCTATCGAATTTAATCTAGACATAATACTATCCATTTCAGATAACTTAGATTCTAAATTAGAAAGTTGTCCAAAAAGATTTTCAAAATAATCATCTTGTTTAGTTTCAATATTACTTTGTGACTTAACTAAGTCTGTAATATCAAGTTCTTCCGTTCCATCTCCTTCTTCACTATCTCCTTTATCGTCGATTTTCTCAACATCAGGATCTGTTGCAACATCTATTTTTTCTGCGGGAGCATCCGTAGCCGGTGTTGCCGCAGGGTCTTCAGGTGGTGCAGGTGCATCAGGTAAAGCTGCAGGATCTTCAACAGGCGCCGGTAAAGCAGCAGCATCTTGTTCCATAATATATTTGTTCACTTTATTGAACTTTGCAATCTCTGCAATTATTTTTTTATCTAAATTCATTTTGTTATCCATTTAATAATTGTTTAAATCCTTGACGAGTTTCAACTTTAACTTTTTTATTTATTGTCATAGTATTTTCTACTCTTTCAATAAGACCGTCTTTCATACGTACTGTATAACAGTCACCTGTATCTAAGTCACAAACCTCTTTTGATCCGTCACCGTTATCTAACTCAGAATATCTACTAGATTTTCCAAGGTAATTGTTTAAGGCTGTTTTAATATCCATGTTATTTTTATTTATAAATATATTGTTATTATCAAATTATCCCTTCCACCACATAAGAAGCGTAATCTTGGATCTTTGTGTTATCTAGTTGACCATTAGCAAGATATGGTTGAGCCGTACATTCTACTTTTACTCTATATGAACCAGGATCACACCCATCAATTATATCAACAATATCAAATGAAACACTTTGTTGGTTTTGAGATATCTCACCTGAAGTAGTATTAAAAGCGGTTGTTCCAACACATTTAGAATCATATTTACCCGTGAATATTTTCCAAATACCCGCATCAGGTTTAATAGTAAATGTAACTTTTATTATTCTTCCTGTTGAATCCTTATCAGTAGTAGTATTAAAAATGTTCTGTCTTGGTTGTTTTGTATTTGGTAAACACTCTTTTCCATTAATTATAATACCAGGTCCTCCGTTAGGATAACAAATTGCACATGGATTAGCATTTATCTGTTCATAAACCGCCCTGTTCACCACATCTCCAGGTAATAGATTTCTTGTTGGACAATCATATTTCATTACTCTAAATGTATTTGCGTATTGGTATTCAGGATATTCAATTACTTGAACTTTAAATCCTATTGAGCTATTTGTTTGATCAGCCGCTATATCACATTCCCTTCTGAAAGATTTGGATGTTGTAAATGTGTATCCATTATTTTGTCCAAGAGATTTTGGTATTAATTGAGTTTCTCCTATTACAGTTTCGGATTGTGTTCCTTCAAAAGAAATTAAATATACTTTCAGTTTGTAAGATCTTGATAATGGTGATGAACCGATATTTCCTGTAATAGTTAACAATCCATTCGACGACGTAGATGCAATTAATGAATACCCTACTGATGTTAATGATTCTGTTGCCTTTCCAGCATTACTTAATATTGTTCTATCATCCGCATTAGGTGTTTGAACTTGGTTTACGGCTGCAGGAGAAGGTGTAGGTGTTGGTGTAACATTTGGCACGTTTTGAGAGGATGACGGAGAAGGAGTGCTAACTGCAAGGTCAATATTCAACTGAGGAGCTAACGCTCTAATTTCTAAAACAGCTTTGTCGAATTTTGCTCTAACTTCTTTACCTTGATTTTTTTCAAAATCAGATTGTTCTTTTTCTTTTTTATTTTTAGGCCAAGCCGCCTTAAAATAATTATACAACGCATCCGCCGTTGGTAATATCGTACCAGGATAAAACTCTTTAATCTGATCAAAGTTTACATCTAATCTAGCTAACATAAGTTTACTGAAGTTGTCTATCGACGCAAAATTTGCAAATGGTTTTGGTTTTGATCCTCTATCAGTACCAATGTTAACACAACAATAAGTCTTTAAGAAATTATTAGTACCAGCTCCCCCCCAATCTTCACCCAAGTCAACATTGCCATAGTTATTATTGTACCCTTGAATCGCACTATTTTCATAGGACATTACATATGCGAAAGCAAAAGCCGCAAACGTTAATGTTTTTTGTTGTCTATCGGATCTACTTGCTGGTCTGTTTTTATAAATGTTACTAAATAAATCTAAAGTTGTTGTCTTAGTTGATGTTGAATTTATCGCCTCGAATCCTTTTTCATATTTTTTATTCAAACTACCAACACAAGAATTTGGAGCAGCATTTGATTTTTTACTTGTTTCAGTTGTCGCAGCAGTTGTTGGTGCCGTCTGAGCAACTTTCAATTTCTCCTCTAACTTTTGTAATAGATTTTGATTGAGACTAATTAAATAATTATTGATCTTAGGTGCCGCGAAAATTCTTTGTCTTGTTCCAGTAAATGATGTTTGGAAAACTCCCGGTGATATTGTATGATTAACTTCCGTTATCAGATAAGCCCCATTAAACATTGGAACATGATTCAAACAAAAATACATCATAGGTTGAATTAACGCATTTCCGAGGGCAACCACGTTTGCTTGATAACTTCTTTCGTTATAAATGTTTAATAAAGAAACATTCTGAGATGTAACTTTTCTTCCTGAGGCTTGGTTACCCAATTGATTTGTCGCAACTAAACTCTCACTTGTTGCTTTGCCCAAATCTTGTGATATACTAAAATTGTAAAATACTCCTTGATTTCTTACTCCCATGTCAACATTAAATCCAACACATCTATTTGATAAAGCCCAATCGGTTTTATTAGTTTGATCTTCTAACGTTGGATTATCAGTTACACTTTTACACGAAAATCCATCGTTTTTATATCTATAATCTTTATTACCCGCTCCGTCAGCATACGCTGAAGGTTTTTCTGAATAGAAACAAACCATTTTCGGTGATGATTTTCTATAATCAACACTCAGAAACGTTCCCCATATACTATTGGCAAAATCTACACTTGCTTCTGTTTTTGGTGTGGATGTACCATCAGGTGTTTGAACATTATAAAAGTTAACGTATGCTGGAAGAGGCATCACACTGAAATGGTTTTCAACAAGAATACCCGAGATTAAAGTAAACACACTTGCACTTGAATTTAGATATCTTAATTTGTCCTTTAAAACAAAAGGATCAACTAAAATCTTGTCACCAATGTTTCTCGAACCTCTATCAAGGAATAAAAAGTCTTGTAACAATGTATCCTCACTATATGTATTACCCGCTATCCACTTGTCGTTCAAGGCTTTGAACATTTCCCAAAATTGGACTTTAGGAATTTCACCGTCAATTGCAGATTTTATTCCTCCTTCCGGTACAGTTGAAATATTTGGTAACTCTTTTTGTAAATAAGTCATCAAATTATTAAAAATGTTCTTTTGGAAATCTATTAGATTATCTGAATAACTCTTAAGATTATTTTGAAACTGCTCCTTACTTAGAGTACCTCCATTAGATAATTTTTGAGTGGCAAATATCTTAATAAGAGGAGTACATATTTTAACATTTTCTTTAGTGAAATTAATATCATTTGTAACAAAAAAGTCTGTTATGTACGATCCTTGATCAGAGTATCTTAAGTTAGGAATTGTTGAAAACCCTACTTGAAGTTGTAATTCTTTCCACGCATCTCTATACGCAGATACTGAAGCGGCAAGTGTAGTCGTACCTCCTTTAGTTGGTAAACTACCCGGAATGTAAACATCGAATTTTAATGGATCAACTAATCTAAAACCTGTTTGTGTTGGGGCACTTGCGTTCTGTGTTGTATCTGAAAACTCATATCCTGTTTCGTAATTAGGTAAGAAACTATCAAACAATCTTCTATCGTAGTTACTCGGATTACCTAATTTAATAACAACATCATATTCCATGAAATTGTTTAATATGGTTGTAATGTTACCGAACTGTTTGGAAATCCCTTCAGTTAGATATTTTTGATCATTCAATAGAAGAAGAGGATCTGATGGACCAGATATTTCCATGAACTCTCTGACCATTAATTGGAAGTTTTTCAAATATCTGTCGGGGTCATTTGGATCGACGTTCAAAGTAACCTTAGGTTGAGATGGTCCTACAACATCATTAATATTGTAAACTGATTTTGAGAACTTTAAAAATTCAGACTCGAATTTTTCAAGTTGTGTTGTAGTGAATACACTAAAGATTTCCTCAACACTCGAATATTCAACTTGCGCGTTCATCAGTTTAAATGGTGAAACAGGTTGTGTTGGATTAATAAAATTAATATATTGATTATATGCCGGCTTAGATGCAAATCTATTATCGAAATAACCATAATTTGGTGCTCCCCAAAATGATCTTACTGTTCCGTTGTATATCGAATTATTTGATAATAAGTTTTGTTCTGCGATAAAGTTTCCTTCTGTGGTTTGTCCAAAAACTGATAATGTTACTTGATTATATTGAGACCCGAATGAAGGTATTGTGTAATAACTCTCAGCTCCTTTTCTGTTCATCACAACTGACCACGGTCTCATTTTGAAATTATTAAACAAACTTGTTCCTGAAATGTAATTTTGATTAATATTTCCAGATTCAATACTTGCAACTCTAAGGCTTGAGTCAGAATATAATTGTATTTCAGTATCTGTATAGGTGGTGAAACAATCAGTCCCATTAAAAAACATATTACAATCATTAATTAATTTTGGATAAAATCCTCCTTGAACTGTTGTTGTTGTGGCAGTGAATGTTCCTATAACTACTCCAGGTAATGGTAAGGTTTGTGCCGAATATGATTGTAAATTGATAATTTCTTTATTTACGCCATCAAAACTTAAAGAGTATGTTTTATCTATATTGTTTCCTATTGGATCAAAGTTTTTAACATAATCAAAATCTTTCCAACACGTATCAAGTATATCAACACTATCTTGAACTACTCTTTTATATCTGTGATATATTGATCCCATCTTAAGAATCCATGGATACGGCATTTTGTGAATCGCTCCAAATCTTTTCATTGAAGACGCGATATAGTCTAGATCAGTAAGTTGATCTTTAGTTTTGTATCTCTCTCTTAATGTTGCAAGTGGTAACGAATTCAATAAAAGATACGCACCTTGAACAAAAGGATATTCTTTTTTATCTCTCCAATCTTGTACTCCATTTTGAATCGCATTAACAAAATAAGGAGTATTCAACATAGACGTTGTAGTTTCAGGTGATATCCCTGAACTAAGTGAATTATTTATTATTCCTTCAGTGACAACAAATTTCGAAGGATCTGTTACTCTTGTAGTATAAAATAAATCGATATTATCAAATACTACAACGGGAACATTAAAGTTTTTATAAGAAAAATTGGTTACAGGTCTTACTTGGGTACTTGTGGTTTCCTTTTCAAAATTGGATATAACTTTCTTTTCAGTATTAACAAATAAAGTGTTTTTTGTCTCATAAAATAATCCAGCCTGACTTGTAACCCCGTTAGCTAAATTACCTAAATTCCAATTACTATCTGTAAATGGGTATGTGTCACAAAAATCAGGTTTTCTATTTTTCTTAATTAAACTATTCAAGTCCACCAAATCTTTAGGGTCCAAACCGAAATTAACCGATGGACTATCTGAAGCTATTGTTGAGTTGTCGTAAATATTGAAATCTTCCTCCACTTCCCCTTGAATATATGGTGTTACAAAAATATCTCTTATAAGTTTTTGAATTGATGGTCCAGTTCCTTGGTTCGAAATATGTGACATGAAACCCAAATAGTTTTTAAAATTAAATCCATAATTTTTTAACTTTTGGATTAAATATGGGCTTGATAGTCCTAATGCAACTTTAATATTATTGGCTTCATTTTTACCTAATGTTTCGTAAATAGATTTAACATTACCTCCTTGGTATAATCTTGTATAATGCGACGATAAATAAGTTCTTTCCCATATCTCAAAGAAAAACTTAACTTCTTCTTTAGAAAAATACGGAATGTTTGTTTGTGGAAATTCGAGAGCGTTTAAGGTAAGTCTATTAATACTTTGTTCTTGGTTGTCCTCCGAACCTGTTTCTTTAATTGGTTGTTTTTTTTCCGTCTGAGCTTTTATAAATTCTTCAACAAACTGAATTTCGGGCCACTTCTCAAAAACATACCCTTTAGTTAAATCTACAACACTAGGGTCTCCTGGATATTTGATTTGAAACCTTTCATCATTTCCATTATTTTCAATAAAGAATTGAGGCCAAGGATATATTGGGTCAATATCTTCCTTACCCACAATGGAAACATTATCTTTCGCATCTGATGATGGATATTTTAAAACTGCTCTTCTTCTATCTGGATCATTTCTTTGTTCCCATGCATCTTTATGTACATCATCCATTAATCTGATAAACGCTTCAGCACTAGCCATTATTACTGTAATAACATTTCTAATTGTTGGTATGAATCCGATTCCATTTGCCTTATCTTCGAATCTCGCAGCAAGTTGTAATGTTAATTTTTCCTCCTCTTTTTGGGCAAGTTCATTTAACCTTTGTCTCATTTTTTGTATCAATCCAACGAATCTATCTGCCCCTTGAAAAATATACAAATCAGTCTGTGGTTCTTTTCCGTCAACAGGAATTTTAAGAATTCCAAATCCAAGTTCGTTGTATAGTTGTTCTCTGTACTGAACCTCCGCCGCTCCTGTTAATGGTGTTTGGTTTTTGGTTCTAAGTTTGTATGTTTCTCCGATATCCAATGTTTTTGGATTTACTTTTATAATAAAGTCTCCCAAATCAACATCATTTTTAACGACCAAGTTTTTATCTTTAGCAGCATCTGATCCAAAAACAGGATTAGTTGCCAATTTTGTATTTTGATCTTTTATTATTGCATTCAATTGAGCTTGAGCTTGTTGTGCCGATGATGCACCAGCGGCTGTCTGACCCTCTTTAACCTCTTTTTTTAATTGGTAAACGGTGGTGCCAGCTGAAAAGTTTAAACCACCATATAGTACCACAGGTAAGGTTGTGTCGATATTTTTAGCATACCAAGAAGTATTACCATTAAAAACTTTATTTTCATAGTCTATCAAGACATTATTAAAAACTTTGGCTTCTGTTAAGCTTTGGACGTTGGCTTTGGTCCATGAATTCTCAATATTCTTTTCAAATAATTCGAGTCTGTTCAAAAGTGCCGGTAAGCTAAGTTCAGGAAAATCTTTTGGTATAAGAGCCTTTGCTTTATACTCACTATAAACTTCTTTTATTTTTTGCATACCTCCCTCGACAACAAGACTTTGTGGACTACTTGTCGATGAATTTGGGTCAGCATTATTAACGGTATATGTCGATTCATACATGTGTGGTACCGCCAATACACTA